AGGAAAATTTTGGAGCCTTTCTATCAACGCCCTTCGTTGATGGCTCTACTGTCTCACGCCCTAAGGGGGAATTTTAGGAATTTAAGATAACGAAACGGTAACGATTCTGAGGCGTCGATGTGATCATCGATGTCCCGATCAAGTTCGTTATCTAGGTCGTCCATAGCGCTTGCCTGCCACGACGAACGTGCCGTCTTTTTCTAGATAGATGAGATCGACCTGGACGTTCTTGCCCTCGACGTACATAATGGCGAAGCCCGATTGCCAGTTGGCAGAACCCTTCGTATAAGACGCCTTGCTAAAGTCCATAAGGTTGCCTACCTCTACGCCGTGCAAAACACGGCCTATACGGCCTCCAGAGGCCTCTGAGAAGGACGATCTGCCCATTCTGTGAGTATGGCCCGAGATGACGCTCTTGCCGTGCCTACGGGCTGCTTCTAGGGCTGAAAGACCACCTTGAGACTTAATGGGAGTGTGATCCCCATGAACGGCAATCCAGCCAGGAGCGATGTTGTAAGGCTTGCGATGGAAGGTGATGCCTAGTTCATCTAGGCGCATGAACTTCTCAAAGCGCAGCTCTGGCAATGACAGGAATGAAGGGATCTTGCGCATGATCTGTGTGTAAAGGCGATCCGTGTGATTGGATCGGATCATCTGCGTTACTTGTAGATCGTAAAGAACCTGAATAGCCTCTTCGCGATCATCTCCAAGAGTCTGTTCGTATGCCTCTGGCGTTCCTTCTGACCATTTGCTGATTGTGTTGAAATCAATTTCGTCACCTATTGTCACTACTTCATGCGGCTTAAACTTACTGATAAAACTGGCTAGATTCTTGACTGCGTGTCGATCGTGGAACGGAACCTGTAGGTCGCTCACTATGACTATGCGCTTCATTTAATCCTCGTCGTCGTCCTCATAGGGTAGGCGATCCACGCGGTCGGGGATCGATGGCAAAATCCAATCAGGGTAAGCATCTCGATCAGCAATAATTGCAAGGCATAAATCAACTGCAAAACCTGCTCGCCTAAGTGCGCGATACATCTCATGCAAGCTAATAGCCCATGCATCTAATGCATTGTAAGTATCGAGATCGATGACTTTCTTTCGTGCCATGTCAAAAATTATCGCTCTAAGAGGATGTTATAAATCTCATCGACACGCGAATTCAGTCTCTTAATTTCAGAGAGCAGATGGGTAATGACGTAACCAGCAAGGCCACCGATCACGGCAAGGCTGGCAAAGTAAAGGGTGATGAAGTCAGTTGTGTTCACTTCTTCTCCACTGTATCTACTGCGGCTTCGATAGCATCAACGACGATATCGGCAACGGCCTTCTTAGCGCGGTAAGACTTGATCGCAGTACGGATGACCGGGATCGCTATAAGTCCAAGAGTTGCATATATAATTGCTTCCATTATTTACCACCTATCATCGGGATATTGAACCAAGTAGAGTCTTCATCGCCCTTGATAGTAAAGCTGACATGCGCATGGTGATTATGCTTATTGATCCCATCATAAGGACGCCAAGCCCAAGCCTTCTTAGATGATGCGATCTTTCCGTCAAAGATGATGTAACTGATTCTCTTATCGCCAGACTTTGCAAGGAGTCGAATCTGATCGACCAGGTCAGGCATGACATCGGGCTTCCTGCCTTTGCCTGCAAGGTCGCGGTCAACATCGATGGCACGAACCCATCCTTGTGCATCTGGATTATGATCAGACTTGCGCGCAGCGTGTCTTGTATCGCCGATCCAGCCGTCCGAAGTTCTATCTCGACCGGGAAATGCATCATCGATCTGCTCACGCAGTTGGATCGCTGATTTGCTTAAACGCGGCTTCACAAGCTGCACACTCCCATCGCTTTAGATCGTTAAGTAACAATTCTTCATGACCACAGTCAGGCATTGGCGCTATGAATGCATCATCAATAGGATCGTAGGTATATCCAACGCCTGCATAGTTGTAGCGAATATTGCCGTTGTAGCTTGTTCGCTTGCACGTCTGGCCTCTAAAATTTTCGTACCACGTTTCAGGATCTAATCCCTCAATAAGTTCTGTTTCCTCGATGCCAACAATAACTTCTGTGACGATGCTTGATTCATCTAAAAATGCGTAGTGTGCCATTATGTCCAACTCACATTTCCAGAACCAGCAGTGATTGTGGTTACCTTAAATCCGCCTGAAGGTGAACCTGTAGTTCCTGTTAATCCAGCGCCGATTGTTATAGTTCTAGTATCAGGGTATTTCAAGATCACAACTCCAGAGCCACCTGCTGCACCTGCAAGAGAAGTTTCACCAGAACCGCCACCGCCGCCGCCAGTATTAGCAGTTCCAGCAGTAGGGTTGCCAGTTTGTCCAATGTTTCCATTACCACCGCCGCCTGCGCCACCTGTTCCTGCTGCTGATCCGCTTAAGTAAACGCCTGCACCACCACCACCACCGCGAGTAACTGAAGATCCCGTGATCGATGACGCACTACCAGCACCACCATTTCCGCCAGTTGTCGTAGTTCCATTAACGCCAACCGCAGATGCACCACCACCACCACCGCCGCCATAATTAGCGGCTGCAACGCTATTTCCACCAGCGAAACCTTCAACTGGTGAATAAGATCCAGCATTACCAGCAGCACCAGTAATTGCCTCTGGTGCTACAGGGCCACCACCGCCAGAACCACCAGTATTAGGAGTTCTTTGACCTGATGATGCGCCTGCGCCTGCACCGCCTGCCGTTGATGAAATAGTGCTAAAAACTGAATTGTTACCATTGCTTGCTTTATTGCCAGGAGTCGTACCACCAGCGCCACCAGCACCGACTGTGACGGTATAGTTAGTATTTATAGAAAGACTGAATCCAGTCGAAGTTCTATAACCACCAGCACCACCGCCGCCGCCTTGTGATCCTCCGCCGCCTCCGCCTGCGATTACTAAATAATCTGCAAGGAATGCGCTGATCGTTGTAGGAGCAAGTAAACCTGCAATGTTGTTAAGCATTATGCGATTGCACCCACGACGTACCAAGTATCTGTGCCCGTCTTAATGCAGGCGGCGCTCTTGTATTGTCCGAGGGTAGGCTGAGCCGCTACTGCGCCAGCCGATAGAACTGTAGTCGTGCCAGAAGTGACTGCCTTGATTGTGCAAGTACCTGCACCGATGTTAAGAACTGTAATGACTGTACCAACGGGGAACGCTACTGATGCATTGGTAGGGATGTTGAAGGCAATAGCAGTGGACTTGTTCATCAACTCTAAGACTTGATAGGCGTCAGAGATCGTGGCCGTATAGTCATTAGTCTGAGCTGCGCCCACAGTAAAGGCTACAAGGCCGTTATAGTCTGCGGCCGTAAAGATGTCGCCTGTTGTCGCTGGAAAGCCTTCTGCCATGATTTTTCTCCTAGTATCCCATTATGGATTGTCCGATTATACCGTAGGTCGATGATCCAATGATGAATCCTTCAACTATAGGCTCAAGTGTTGTTACTGTGCATTTCATTGAATTAGGGGTTATATCCCACGCCAAGCCCTGCACCTGCAAGGTCTTAACAATTGTCGAAGAATCAGGCTGGACATTGGTGATCTCCACATTGTCGAAATAATCTAGGCCGATCATTGTGTCGGTCGGTACATCTGTATCTAGAAGATCGACAGTCATGGCATCAATGCGGATGGTTGTCTCTTTACGGGTTGCAACGTAGATGTCAGCAATGTCCTGAACCTGCGCGTCTGTCTGTGCAATTAGGTTATCGACGTTCATGCCATGAGGAAAGTATTTTGCGATCGAGTCAGCATCAAAAGATGAAACAGTCGTGCCGCCTACTCTAGTCATGGTTGCGCTGTTGATGATGAGCTTGTCATCGAATGCGAATTTAAGGTCTGAGTATGGAATACCTGTAGTTTGATTAAATTGGATGGGCGTAGCGCCTAGAGAACCGACGACATCTGATCGATCCTTAAACTCTGCTGTGCCATCCGTGCGGATAAAGAATGCGCCCTGCTCTGTAAACTCTGCCACCTGTAAGGCTGAGAGGCTGGAGCGTGTAGTGGCTGGATCAACCTGACAGGTAGTAGAACCTGTATCGATGATTCGCATAGAAGTAGGAAAATCCACTTGATCAAGAATCTTATCGATGCGAGTGCCGGTCGTCTGGCCAGCAGTTGCATCTGTAACTGTCGAGACGTTAGCCATAGCGAATAGACGGAATGCATCAGAGCAGACAATATCGACGTAACCGATTTCCTGACCTTGAGGATAGGTGTATCGATAGTCTTGGACATAACCTGAGAATAAGAAGTGCTGAGTCGTTGCAGTAGTAGCAGCTACACGGATCTTGCGTAAAGGAGTGAGGTAGCCGAAGTAAGGGCTAGAAGCATTCTGTGGGTTAAAGTAAGAATTGGGATCTAATACTCGGACTGTGCAGTTGCCAGCCTCGTAGGTATCACGCATGATATTGCGGCCACGTCTGATCGTAATCTGTCGAGTAACATCGCTAAGATCGATGACGGGCTCTGGGACTTCTGATCCTGCGAATGTACTTACGCCAATAACGCCATATTTCGCATCGCCAATTGTAAACGGATACCCAAATGTAGCACCCTGGCTAAAGTCAAAAGAGACCGAGATCGTGGCTGGAAGGGTCATCCTTCGTCTACCCTAGTTCCGAATCTTGCGGTGCGATTAGTGCCAACGAATGATCCTGAAAGAGATTGGTTAGTCTGAGTCTGCGTGATAACTGCCGCTACTGCTTCTCCAGCAACTTCAACTTTGATATTGATTGGAGGTGCAGGATTGACCCCTGCGACGACGCCAGCAGGCAAGCCACCTTGTTGCCCGAAGGTTGGTGGCATTGCATAAGCAGGTGGTACGAAATTTGGTACGGGCGTGCCGAGCATGTTCCCACCAAAATCAAGTTTAGGTATTGACCATTCTGAGAAAGGGTTAGGCGCTTTAGGAGTAGCGAGCAACGCAAGGCGCAGTTCATTGTTGCGCTTGATGGCTGTGTCTAATTGATCAGACAACTGGGTGGCTAGGGTTGCATTGCCATCGAGAATAGCCTTTTGTAGTTGTAAGGATAGGCGATCAGTCTCACTGATCTGACCCTTAAGAGCTGCTTCAATACCGATGGCTTCGAGGTTAAGAGTCTTTGAGGCCTTCTGCAAGGCTAGGGACTTTTTCTGTGTATCTAGAGTCTTCTTCTGAAGCGCCGCTAATTCTCTAGCGCGCTTGGCTGCTGCCGCTTCTGCATTCTTACGAGCTGTT